TTGCCATTCACAAGCCTGATAAAATAATTTGACTTATAACACCATGATACTGTGATAAATAAAAAAAAATACCCATCTTCACAGACGGGTATTTTTACAGTAATAATCTTCTTAAAAAGTAGTGTATGAATAACCTAAAAAAATGAACCTGAAAACAAATTGAAAAAATCAATCTTTAAACCAATCTTTAAATCAATAATCACGTTAATGTATCATCGTTAAGTTTTTCAACACTAAAGATAGTATTAATAATTGATACAGCCAAATTTATGTTCTTGTTTTTAATTATAGCCACAATTTCGCCCTACCCACTCTAAACGCGACATAAACGGCTGTAAGCCCTCCAATTATGTTCAGTATAGTAAGCCTCCACCTCTGCCATTTGGTGAGCTTATTGACCTCTAAAATCACTTCTACGGGGTATGGAATAGAATCTATCCTTACCACACTTACCGTATCAAGCCTGAATCTCTCCCTCCACCTTATCACATCTTTAAAAACAGTATCGTTCCTGCCGTAAATCTGCACCGTATCCCGATTATATATGCTGTCAACCCTCAGGCGGTCCTTGTACTCTATTTTTGTTTTTTCAATAATAACAGGCTGAACAGATCTGCATCCTGTGGCAAAAAATAGGATTAACCCTAAAGTGAGGATAGCTGCCCAGATTTTACGCTTAGTTTTTAGCTTCATGGATAATATTTTTTATATTGTTCAGGAATACTTTTCCTTAAAACTGCCTCTATTTCCTTAACTGAAATATCCAAATCCCTGTTCAGGTCAAATATCTTGTTCTGTTTTGCGACAATATCGGACGTGATGACAAAATCAGGCTTGCCCATTGCTTTTGGATAGAACACTGCTAGGTAAACATCAACCCAACGCTTCATACTCCCTTTGTACGGCCTTAAATAAGCCAAGACGTAGTCGAGTTGCTCGACGTTGCTCATGTTCTTTAGAGCTTCAGTGGTAGTCCCAAGGGATCGTGCTGTTTTCGGCATAATTTGGATTAAGCCTGTCGCTCCGGATATCGGATTGACTATGTCAGCCCTGAACGTCCTCGCAGTCTCGAACCACATCACCAACATCAGCCAGTCGGGATCGATTGCCAAATTTTGGCAAATATCTTTAACTTTCTGTGTGAACGCCTCTTTGTTCTCCTTTATCAGATGTTCGAATATCATACTGTTTCTTTTTTATAGGTTCCACGTTTCGGCCGCCTCAACTCGCAATCCTCAACGAGGCAGATGTTGTTTTCAGCATTGATTTTGTTGCTTATTTCAAAATTCAATGTTTTCTGCATCCCGGTTATCACTCTTTTATTTTCGGAAACGATCAAATCTAATTCTTTGATTTTTTTATCCGATTCTTCCTTGACCTTGTCAAGCTCGGTCTTGTACTGCTCGATAAGATGCTTCTGCTGATCTATGATAATATCCTTCTCTGCCATAGACTTCTCGAAGGATTTTTGTTGCTCTTCCATATTTTTCAACAGTTGCTCCATGGCACTGCCATATTTTATCAGTGCCTCCGCCTCGCTCTGTTTCGCCCCCATCTCGGCTGTTTTCGCTTCGCTCTCTTTCAAGCGTTTGTTTTCCCTTCTGTAAACTACCGCCGCTACTATCCCGCTGATAGATCCACCCGTTAATACCGCTATAACAATACTTGTCCAGTCCATCATTTGTCACTTATCTCGAAATTTATACCCCTGCCCGTGAGCAGCCGATTTATCTCTGAATAATCGCTCGTGTTAATAGTGTACACGTTCGACCTCGTTTGACCGAGAACCGTTTGAAGGTACTCGCTTGCGTCAAACAGTCTTTGAAATTTTGCTAAACTCCCGAATCTTATGTATAGCTTCATGCTCTTGTTTGTTTTATATACTTCGCAAAATCAAACCGCTTCCTACTCTTTAAGTAATTCAAATCATATTGGTTATCGTACGCTTCTCTCTCGAAAGAAATATTACGATATGCGTTACCTTTAGGAAGCCTGATAAGCCACTCTATTACATACCATAGGCAGAAGAAGATATAAAGCATCTCCTTTATTTGTGCTGTATGTATCTTTTCGTGATTAAGAGTTATGTCATCAATCCTAGCATTACCTCTCACAAACAAAACTCCGAATAGGTTCATTGCTTTGTAGCCTGTAAAAGGAATAATATTGTTTCTGATTATTTTCATATCAACTTTTTCTTAATGTTCCATTAACCATTACCCATATATCTGTTATCTGTCTTTCCATTCTCTACCATACAACCATACTGCCTGTAAAAAGTCTGATCCACTATCTGAAATTGAATCTAATCTTAAAACACTCGATACAGACATTCCTGTTGAGCATGAAAGATTGTCTGATAAGGTTTTTGGATTATAGTATTTTTGAACCATTTTTATAAATCCCGTCGAACTTTATCATAATACTTGTTTTCGACCCCACCAAAGTTGTTCGAGAAACCTCCACTCCATCAGTAGTGATTATTGATCTATCAAATACAATCCCTTGACCAGTATCAGATCTTGACCTTGAAAGCTCAATCCTATCCTTTGAAAGATACAGTTCTCTAATATTAAGCGAATCCTCTCTCGCTATGTCGCCTATATAGCTATTAGTGATTTTAAGCCCCCCTACCTCACCGCTCGTCGCAGTTATCTTACCTTCTATTTCCGTGTCCGTAAACTTTGAAGTCCCGTCATGCCTGATTATTGCTTTGGCTGTACCAGCTATACCCTCCGCATATGTTCCGCCAGCGACAAGGAACGGCAGGTTCTTGTTAGCTCCCTGTATCCCGGATATAAGCCCGGTAACCTGTTCGCTGTTCAGTTCCCTGTACTCCGTTATCACCGTACTGATCAACCCTCCCTCCGCGGTCGTACCGAACTTATCAGTAACAGCCTTGGATATGTTCGCCTTTGCCTGCGCATCAGCTGCGGTTGTATTTACCTTGTTCGTGATATTGTTAAGCAGAAGCGTTCTTGCGTCGTAATACTGTGAAAAGGCTGTCCTGATTGATGCGCCCGAAACAGTAGAATTCGTTGTTAAATTTGCGAGCACGGGCGAAAGCAGATTGTTTAAAGCGGAGTATTTCGCTTCGTAATTCGATTTGTCGACTGCGTAGGTGTCTGCCTGCGCCCATATTCTTGGATATTCGGCGTAGATTTCTTGCCAAAGATTTGAGAGGTATTGTTTCTCTGAAGGGTCTGCAACGTTGTCCGAAAGTATATCGTTGATGCGGGTTTTTTCGGCATCGATGGCAGCTTGGACGTCTTCTGGAGCAACTGAATATCCGGCTGTATGCTTGTTGCCCTCTGTCATTTGTATGTCATAGATTAATGATCGATTTGTACTTTCTCCGTACACGCAAGATATACCGCTAACAGTTTTCCCCACCTCCGATATAATAGATTTTTCAGTTAGCGTCGTGTTTGAGCCGCTTAAACTGATATATTCGCTATACGTGCCGTCAGAGTACTTAAACCGAAGCATCAATCCATTGTAAACTTGTGTTGCAGCCATTTTCCATTTAACTTTTAGGGCGTACTGCGTATATTCATTATAGTGTATTTTCCCCTGAAAAATGTCGTTATATGCACCACCGCCTCCTACTGTAGTGTATAAAATTGCCTGATTTACTCCAAGATAATCACCATCATCGTCCGACCCTTGTACCACGATAGACGAACTAACAAGATTCCAATCTTTGATGTACTTTTTCGCAATCAGATTTCTACCCCCTATCTGAACATTGTTCACCGCCTCCCATTCACTCGAAACCGCATAGCCTGTATAAACTATTGAAGCGGGGTTCTTGTAAACAACCTTAACTCTCGACCAAATATACATCCCACTTGACCATGTAGGTTGAGTTGTACTCCAACCAGTTGTAGGTTGAACAGTTTTTGACGCTGAAATGGCATATTCTTCCGTTATGCTGTCAATCCCTTGTCCTTCCGCTCCAGTATCACCTTTTTTGGGTGTGATGTTTGCGGGAGTGGAATAGGTCGGATTGCCTGCCGAATAGGTTGTTTTTGTTCGAGTCCATAATTGTTCTGTCCCTGTAATTGCAGGTGCTATTGTAGTCCAGCCTGTAGTCGGTGCTGTGGTCGGATTAGTGTTCTTTGCAAATTCAACGTCAACTAAGGTTATTGAAGTGCCGTCAGCACCTTTCTGACCTGTCCGTGACTTAGCGAACGTCTGAACCTTAATAAGACTGAAGGATATTCCCGATGCTGTTTTGCCTGTAATTGTGAATGTCAGCGTTGCATTATCCAACGTCATATTAGATGCTACTCCGTACACCCTTGTATTACCGACTGTTGAAGGTGTGCCTGCTGTAATTCCGCTTCCTGAAACGTTTACTTGAAATTGTCCGTTACCTGTTCCGTAAGTTAACTCCGCTGCACCCTCGAATACTCTTATTATTGTTCCTGAACCTGAATAATCTGAAACAGTTCCATCCGTCGAAGCTGGCAAAACATCTGCCTCGTTGCTCAACACTACATTAATTGCATTCACTCCGCTTGCCCCCTTGAACACTACAGGAATTGTCATCGTATCGAGTAGCGTTGTTTTTGAAGCCGTGTCGTACAATCTTACCGTGTAGCTTGTTTTTCCGTCTCCGTTCGCAGGAGTGATGGTTACAGGACTTGCCGTTGCTGTTCCGGCTTCCGTGCCTCCGTTGGGCGTTACGGTTATGAATCCTCCCGAAGTTGTGGTTGTTCCGCTTCTTAGCTCTCCACTTACGGTTACGGGCGTATGTGCTCCGCTTGTTGCTGCGTTGATGGCATCCTTGTAAATTACAGGTGCGCTCGCTTTTACAGACCAGTATGTCGCCTTTACAACTGCTGCGTCGATGGCAGCTTGAACATCTTCGGGAGCTGGCGACCAGTCGGTGGCTTTGTTGCCTTTTTCTAATTTGGCTTCATAAGTTGTAATAGGGTTATCTCTATTCCCAATATTTCTTACACGAATATCACTAAAAGAATCTACAGCATTGAAGGTTACTCCATAAATATTACCACTTATAAATGTTAATGTTCCGATATATTTACCTTCTGATATTGTGGTGTCATCGTAAATACTGAGTATTCCCCCTTTAAGATCATCGCATCTTATAGAAAACGTGTACCTTTGACCAACAATAGTTTGTTCGGATAAATATAAGTATTGTCTGTTGTGATTTGCATTTGTTACTGATACTTCACTATTCAAAAGTAAATTCCCCCCCCCGATCTGCAACTCATTAACCGCCGTATCGTCCGTATACCTGACTTTCTTAACCCAGTGCGCCTGATTGTAGGTTGTACTGTCCTGCGTGGCTGTGAGAATATCACCACTTTTGTAAGCTATTCCGTTAACGGTTGTGTCGGCTGAAAGCGTCCATGTATCGTTTGCCTTGTAAGAAGTCGGTTGTGAGCTGTAGTTTGAGTTTTTGGAGTTAATCCCATCCTCCACATTTGCCCCGCTTGACATGAATACGGTTTTTCCGTCTATCTTATTACCAGTACCGGAAAATACTGTCGTGTCTTTTCCCTCCAATGAAAAAGCGTTAATTCCCTCATATTGCTTCCAGCTCGGAGCGTCCGCACCGACCGTCGAGAGGATCTGTGCATTCTGTCTTGTCGTGTCTGTCCTGTGCCCTAATTGGACTATATCGTCGCCAGCTTCGGGGATTGAACTTCCACTTATTGCGTCGGTCTTTGAAAGGTTTATCCAGTCCGTGCCGACCGAAGTAACCAGCCTCCAGTACATCTTTACACCCGAACCCGTGAACACCTGACACCTTGCCTGATCTCCAGCCACAAACTCGTTAGACACCTTGCCGTCTCCCGTGTCGAAGTAACACCTGTAATACGTTCCTCCATCAACCACGCTCGTGCATTTCATTCTCGCAGGAGAGAGAATCAATTGCCCGCCAATGTGTTTTAATGATTCAATTATCAACTCTCTAAATGTTGCACGCATGCGAACATCCAATTGATCTATCTCCAACCGTGAAACACCGTTCTCCATTTTTAGTGATGCCCCAGCACCAAGAGGCCCAGTTGTGAAAGCTCCTATCTCAATACCCTTGACAAATTTGATGATCTCCTGTGCCGTGTCGGGGTTCACTTTCGAGAGGAATATCTCTTTCAGCCCCTCGTTGTTTTTGAGGATCTCGGCCAATACGCGAAGAGACGAGAGGTAATTTTCATCCGTGAGCTCCGTTTCGGTGTCGGTGCTTATAATCATCTCGCGTAGCGCATTGTCGACCACCTCTTGTGTTACCTGATCCAGTACCTCTTTGTTTCCATGGTCGTGTGCCAGGACTTGAACCTCGGACAGGATAGCTACCTGATCCGCTGTCATCCCGCCACCTGATCCGCCACCACCTGTTCCTCCGGAAATACCACCGATACTCTTTATCCCGCTCTCCCCATCACCAAAATAAGAATAAATAAAATCCCTTACAGTTGCACTCTGAAATGCAACCTCTTCTAATTCAACTGATAGATTGCTTTTGAAGAAATCGAATTTAGCGGATACAACAGTGTATCTTTTACCGCACGATACAAAAATTGCTAAAGGATCAAAATTGCTTACCTCTATTTCTGCACTTAACAGGTCATGAGCGACTGAAAACATACGCCTCATCTGTCTCATTGAATGATGGAGTAGAGGTAATTCGCTCGTCTCATTAGGTATGCTCGGGGTAGTCCAAATTGGACTGCTTAAAGTATTAACATCCTTATAGATTGAAGATATATCATCATTTGGGTATCTATAAAAATAACCATCTAACCCTGACAACAGATAATCACCAAAAATCGAAGTCTCTATGTCGTATGCTTTTGTAAATACTTCTCCTTGTTCAGTCTTATACATTGTGCCTTTCGGGAGTTCTGAAACATCACTAAACTTTATAATAGCATAATTAACAGTGACATATTGATCTCCAGAACCATAAATCCTAATGGTTGCTGAATAGTTATTAACATTATCATCCTCGCCTACTTCAAATAAACCTTTAAAGGAATCTGAATTAGAAAAAGATGGTGATGCTAACAATAATGGAGGCTGTTGCCCACCACGCAATAATAATGAATGTCCGCTTATATTTTCAGGGTCTAATATTTCAAAGATGCCCGCTTTTGTAAGAGTGTAGGTTTTAACTCCATTCGTCAAGATTACCGCATACCTTAAAAAACTTATTGCCGTATTGCTCGATAGTTTTTCAGCCATCGTGGAACTGATATCAACAGTTACCTCCACCCTGTCAGCTCGCGGACTATTTATCGGAATAGCATCAGTTGAAATGTATGGAGCTGTATTTAGATTATTTGTATTATCTATCCAATTATTGTAATTTAATAGATATTGCTTAACTGTTCTTTCTGTGTCAAAAAGTGGCGTCCCTCCTAAAAATCCAATTATATGCCTATTTTCTATTGTCGCCACAAAACCATTAACGCTATTCCACCCTGATAAATCAAGCGAAAAATCGTAATTTGCCGGGTGTGACTTCCTTCCACCATGTTCATGATATATTCCAACCGACCCAGCTACAGGAGTAATAGTTCTTCTTGCTCCTACGCTCACTTCCTCAAAGTTATAAATACTCTCTAAATAATTGGTAAAACTGCTTAATGAACTATATATTTTTCCGCTTCCTGTTTCATGCTGCAACTTATTAATGACAACCCACTCGCCCGCTCTTTGAACCAATTTAGAATTACTCGCCGTTAAAATTGAGGAAAGAATATCGTAGCAACTAATTGACCGCCCTTTAATATCTTTTATCCTTTGAGAATCAACGTAATAACTGAAAAAAGCATTAACTGTTCCATCATTAGAGAAGTCTGCTATTGTTTTTAATGGCAGTGATAAGCCTGTTTTACTCAAACAAGTTAGAGTTAATTCTCTAATATTTACCATCGTTGGCAAGTCATCCAAAGTTACATTTTTCAATGTGCCCAGCCTATCACTCGCCGTCATAGTGATTACAGGATTATTTCTTACCTCAATTGAAAAGAAATCAGGAATAATAAAGCCCTGCCAGCTTACAACATTATTGATGTAATGCGTTACAGACAATTCCGTTTCATTTGAGGTCTTAAGATTGTCGATATTAAAATCTGTCGTTTCGTAAATCTCAATGTCTGCACTTGAAGATAGGAACATCCCCGACTTGTTACCCTTATCATTATTGTATGATAAGATAAACGGTCGCTCTGTGCCCTCAACATCAATAACAGGTGTTGCCAAACCTTTCTGAATGTCAACTCTCGCCTCAACACCGTCTTTATTGCAATATATTAACCTGTATATCATATTAATTATTTTACGCTCTCCCTATAACCTATTTCGTCTTTGCTCTGCCGTATTCAGCACTCCAACTAATTCATTTGTGCCTATTTTGAATTCCACTTTGAAATCGTCCTGATATTGACCCCTGTATTCAGATGGCGCATAACCTGGTCCTGTATTTCTTAGTGATGGTGCGGAGGAATAGCCTGCTCCACCACCTCCCATGCTACTTGCTAATTTTCTTGAGCCAGCCGAGAATAGTGAGCCTAATGCTATTAATGCTACACCAGCAGCAATCGCTAATGCAGGGTTGAGCGATTGAAACGCTTTTTTTATTGATTCTAATCCCACCCCTATGCCTATCGCCATCTTTCCTAAATCAACCAATATGCCCCCCAGTGTCCCCAACAATGATGCTCCTAATGCACCCATTACATTATCGCCCTCCATTATTGCAGTTGACACTGCACCAAAAGCATCTGTCAATGTTGATGTTATCATGTCAGATAAGTCAATAGATATAACTTTTATCCCTTCTGATAAATCACCCATTGCGCTTTTTACTGATTCGTACATTTTTGATTTTAATGTGGCTGAATCAATATTAGGTTCAACAACTGGATTAAGAATTAACTCGCTCCCGCTCTGAGTGAATAGTTCATTGAAGAGTGAATATGTTTCTTTTTGAGGGATAACCAACCTCATAGCCTTCAAGTTTTCAACAACCTTTTCTTGTGACTTGGCTAAATCATCAATTGATTTTGTAGTATCATCAGTAACAACAGCTGTTTTCTTGATTTCATCATTTACAGTTGAAATGTCGTCAACAATCTTTTTCGTTGATGGCTTTATTTTTTCTGACCAATCCGCAAATGTTTCGGCTAAACTATTAAGCTTTAAAAACGAGAAGAACTTCGACAAAGCAGCTGTCATTGAAGATAGCGAATTGAATACTATATTTTTAAGTCCGTCAAAAACATTTTTCCCTAATGTCTTTACGCTTTCCAACGCTCCATGAAAATCGCCTTTTAGTAAGCTTATAAGTGTATTGAAAACACCGCCTACAATATCAACTGCAACAGTTATAGTTGTAATTATTGAATCAAATGTATTTCCCCATATTTTTTTAACAGTGTCGCCAATTGCATTCCAAATCGTGATTATCGTGTTTTTTATTTCAGAAAAAACATCTGAAACAACATTTTTTACTGAAAGGAATAAATTCTTCAGGCTATCAAACAGTTCTGAACCTCCGCCAGTTGTGAAGTATTCTTTTATCGAATCCCAATTACTTATTATTAATGCTGTAGCTCCAGCAATTGCAGCGACTACTAATCCTACGGGTCCAGTCAATGCTACCAATGCGGCTTTTATTAACGGTAAGGCTTTGAGTATATTGCCTATTACAACCAAAAGCGGCCCAGCCACCGCCGTAACTCCAGCAACACCGACGACCATGGATTGCATCTCAGGTGATAAAGTTCTTAAGCTGCCTACAATGTCAGTTAACTTGCTAATAATTGGTGTGATAATTGGAAGTAAAACCTCTCCCAATTCAGTTGATAAATTAGCTACCTCCGTTCTGAATTTACGCATTGCACCGCTTGCGCCATCTGCTTCACGTGCCGCTTGCCCTTGTGCCGCCCCTGTCTGTTCCCAGATCAGTGCCAATGTAGCGGCTTGTTTTGCTTGCAAGCCCATTTCGCTCGTGCCGCTTATCAGTCCTAACTCTAAGGCTTTCTGCTTTATCAACGCTTCATTGACCGCCATACCGTAGTTGTCAAGCATGGTATTGTTACCCTTCAATGCCCCTGTTAATGCCCTCACGGCATCTTGTGTCGTACCGCCATACATGGCTGTAAGGTCACCAGCTAATTCAATTAGCTTCGCTGATTGTTTCGTTGCCTGCTCCTCCGTCAACTTACCAATGTTAATTAGCATCGACCCCATTAAGTTAGAGTACTCCAATGCTTCCTTCTTCGCTATTCCATATGAGGTGTCAAGGCTATTTGCCCAATCCTGTACGGTGTCAGAATTATCTTTGAATATCTGCCCGGTAGCTCCCAAAGCATCCTCAAAATCCGCAGCCATAGAAAATGCCTTTGCACCGACCCCGACTAATGCGACTGATAATATAGAGGCTCTTTTACCTATACTAACAAATGAGTTGCCAATGTTTGACAGCTTTTGAAGTGTCGTTTTTTCTAACTTATCAACGGAACTTATGGCTTTATCAATATTATTTGTAAAACCTTTTATATCCGCTTCTATCGTTGCCTTGAAACTCATATTATCAGTTATTATTAGTTACTAGTTAGTCTTATTGTTGTCGCTTCCTCTTGCTTTTTCTTCAACGCCACCGCTTCATTATACTCCCTCATCCGTTGCTCAAATATCGCTCTCATTTCATCCGATACCTTACTTTTACGCTTCTTTTTTCTTTCACTTCCAATAGGCATAAATTGCTCTATTGACTTAGGCATTTTCTTAGGGTCTAAATGGCTTCCGATTTGTGCACTAAATGCTATCAACCTTGTATGCCTTAACCTCTCTTCTTCCATCCTCCTGAATGCATACGACTTTATTTTGAACTCACAGAACGGCATATCGTAAACCTCTTCAAGCCTTAGCCCTAATTCACCACATCCGAACGCCACTACATCCCGATCCCAGTCAAAATCTATATCTTCTTCGGGGTAGTGGCTTTCAGGTTTTTTCCCTGTTCCTCTTTTGGAACATTCATATTATTGTGCTTAACATACAACTCCTGTATGTCATTAACTATTTTGCTCTTCAACCCTCCCTCTTGTTCGTCTATCCAGTCAAAGCAATCAAATACATCAAAGCCTATATCTTCATTTGCAAAATATTTTGACCTTAATTTCTCACCTTGTATGAGTCCGAAAAAGATAAGGTTTGCAAGCAATTGAATGCTACCAGCACCCTCTTTTACCACCTTCTCAATTTCACCGTTTACCCATGTTGAGAATTGTAAAACTCTATCCTTACCTTTAAAATTTATCGTTGTTTGAAACATATACGTTTATTTTACTTGTATTATTGTATTATTAGATTAAAAAATACAGGTTGTTTGGTCTCCGAGTACAACTCAGCAAAACTCACGTTCCAATTAAGGTGCTGCAAGCGGGTCTGTTTCTGAGATATCGCCATTGATAGTGAGTGAACCTGAAAACGTTGCATCGCCCTCTCCCGGATAAGTATCATCCAAATTAGCTATAACAGCCTTAAAATACTGTGTTGTACCTCTACCGTCAAGCCTGAAATTCTGCTCCTCCATTGATTCAATAGCAGTAATCAAGTCATCATAAGATACTCCATCGGCAGGCGTGCCAACAGTCATTACTTCACCATCAAATTTAACTGTGCGTGTAATCCTGTCAACCTTTGATATTGTCTCTCCCTGCGTGCAATAATTAACTTTTTGTATAACCTCTGACACTCTACTCATAGATGTCGATGTTAAGCAAACTATTGGCTTGTAAGCTGTTCCATCGTGGAACGATAAAATACCCTGTGCTCCCTTTACATTTGTATTTGCCATAATTGTAAATTTTAATGTTATGTTTTTGTTTTTTAATCACCCGTTTTTTATGAAATTTAAAATAAATATTTTTGAGAATGCTGTTC